TTCTCTGTTTTCCAACCCATACAATCTAACACAATACGAATTGGATCAACAAAGGCTTTGTCAAACTGTGTATCATAATCAATGAACTGCTGTATCTCAAACTCTTTTGGTAATCTCTGTGGAAAACTAATGACTGTATCTTTAATGGGATTAGGCATTTTAAGATAGATGAATTTGAGTTTCTCGCCTTCTTGTATTAGTGGATATTGTTTTTCTAGGCCAAGTTTTTTCAAATGAAAGTTATAAAGTATGGCACCTTTGACATGAATTGGTGTGCCTTTCTTATACAAGGTAGCCGAATCAGAGTATTGAGAAATGCCATTACAACCTCTAGGTGAGGATATTTCTTCAACAGGCAAATTCATAAATTCTATTTTGAAATCTTCAATAAATTTATAAACATCTTCTTCGGTGCCAGTCATCATTAACTTTAATACTTCTCGCATCTTCACACGAATCACACTAGGCGTAGATGACTTTACCATTTCTAGACCCATCACTTTAAGTTTTGGTTCTTTATAAGCAACACCTTCGTTGTTATATACATTTATTGCGTAACGCTTTTTGGCAGTCCATAAACCTTTGTCTGCCAACGCTTCACGCTTCATAATCATTTTTTGAGCATGAGCCCTAACATAGTTCGCCAAATCCAAATACGCTCGGTCAATGAACGGTTGAATCTTAGCCTCACAGACTTTATCCATGAAGGCGATGATTTTTTGATTATCTCTACCCTCTTTTTCATACACCGAATTGACCAACTCTCCAAGACGGAGATAAATGGAGTCAGTATCACTCGCAATAACATAATCGTTTCCTTCTGTTTTTAAAATATTGTTCATGTATTCATTCAGTTTGTTTTCAATCCAACGAATACTTAATTGGCCGGCTTGTGTGACTGCCAACGCCTGTCGTAAGTCATAGAAACGGAAGTATTGCGAACCTAAAGCACCGTAAGCGGAGTTTAGAGAAACTTTTTTTGCAAGCTGTAGGTTATTATATCGTGCTACCAACTTTTCTAATTCATATTTCTTAGTTTTATCCGTTTCAAGTTGATACTCTTGTTGTGCCTTAATCATTAAATTCTTAAACTTTTTTCGGTCCTCATACATTTCTTCCATCATCTTAGGCAAAAAGCCTTGCCGTTCTGTGGTAAAAAACTGTCCGTTTGGTGTCAAAGTAACACCATTAAGTTTAGAAGTATCAATTTTCTGATACAACATTTTTTCAACTGTTACACCTTCAGAGATAATGTCACGCATCTCTTGTGTGTAGTTAGATGGTTCAATAATTGTTTCTGGTGAAATATTATATTGAATCAATAAGTGTGGATATAGGCTATTGAGGTCAAATGATGCGACCCAATCGTGCTTGCCAACTTGTGGTTCTTTTACATATGCACCTTCAAATGCTGATTCTTTAATTCGGTTTTCTTTTGGCGGAACAATAATCTTTTTGTCCATCAAATAAGAATTGATTAGAGCATCCCACATTCTTGTTTGTGCAAATACATCTTCAAAGTTTGTCTTTGTATCGTATGCCAAAGTGGCAGCCAATTCAATCAACTTTAATTTTTCTTCTAGCTCAACGATAATTTCAACATCTCTAATGTTGTATTCAATGAACTTTTGATAATTGTGTTTATAGAGCTGATGTAAACTATCATACTCAGAGTAATCTATTTTGTTGGTGCCTAGCTCAACAGAACTAATGTGGTCTAGTTTATAGGACTCTTGTGATTTACCGCCTGGCGCATACCAACGATACAACTCAATGTAATCTAAACAAGAAACACCAAAAATATCATAGGCCACTTGTTTTTGGCCTTTGATAATCTTCTCTCGTTCAACAACTGCATTCCAAGGCGAAAGCTTTCTGGTCATGTCAGGACCAAGAATCTTTTGCATACGATTGTGTAGATATGGAATATCAAAGAACTTAACATTCCAACCAGAAACGATATCTGGCGTGTTCTTTTCCCAATCGGCTAGAAAGGATTTAAGTAGTGTATATTCATCTTTACACTCAATATAGTCAACATCATCACGAGTATTGTTGAATTTACCACATCCGTAAACGCTAAACCGCTTATTTAGTCTTTTTATAGCTATGGCGGTCACCGGTTCGCTGGCGGTGGCTGGGTCTGGGAAACCGTTCTCTGAACCTACCTCAATGTCAATGATGGCTATGTCTAGGTCATTGATATCCCAATCAACAACACCTTTTTGATTGTCGGCTATGTAAGCATACTCCAGACGAGTGTTACCAAACATCTTAAAGTTTTGAACTTCTTCGTATCGGCGAATAAACTCTTTTGCTTCTTTGATTGAACCAAACAACTTAGGTTCTAATACATCGCCTTGCAGAGAACGCCATTCTGTTTTCTTGTTCGTAGGAAAATACAAAATCGGAGAGTATTCAATTTTTTGTTTGACTCTCCGACCGTTATTAATGCCTCGGTAAAGAATGTAATTACCAAAACATAGAACATGTGTGTAGTATTTTTTATTCATTCATACATTATATCATACTTTTGGAATAAATGAGGCAATTTCAATATTACTACCAAAAATCTTATTATATTGATTTTCTAGCTCACGGCTTGGCGAAGTTACACATAAAATATCCGTTTTAGATATTTCAATGCCCGTAGAAAATTCTTCGGCATAATCTAAAAAAGGAGCAAAGCCCATCATTGGCCCATCTTTCGTTGGTTGAACAATCACCTGAACTGGCTTTTTCATTGTAACTGTCGTTGTTGCTTTGTCATCATTGATATCTGCCATGACAGTTTGACTGGTCTTAAATGTAATTAATTTAACTGTCATAGTTTCACCTGTGTTTCTGCTGGCAATACACCAATTGTAACCCAGCGTTTTGGAAATAACATCTCACGGTCTTGGAAGTCCTTCATGTCGTGAGTTGGGTCTTGCATCCATCCCACCACTTCAACCATGTTATCAAAGTCCCGTAAAAACAAATCATATTTTTCAGCTCTTGGGAGTTTATATTCTATTGCCAATTTCTTAGCGAGTTCACGAAAATTCATCTTCTTTCCTTCAGTTATAAAAAAAATCATTACTTTACTTCATACATTACTGTGTTGGTGTTTCCTAGTGCCCATTTTGGATCTGTTTCAACCGACCATCGTTTTGTTGCCACTCTAAAATCTGGCATTTTTAATTCTTTTGGATTACTACTTGGTTCTAATATAAGTAAACGATTATTTGGTTGAGCAGCAAACTGGCCATTATCACACATAACAAAATTATAAGATTTGTGGTCCTCAACATCTTCGGAAAAGCCAGTATCAAGAGTATTAAAATCAGGATGGGCACTATCAACTGTGAAAAGATATACGCCATACATCCAATCTCCATTTTTTAATTTAAACTTACATTTCATGGATTGTAACTGTGCTTTTTTAAGAACAGTAATATCATATGATAAACAATCCCATAACTGTAAACTATCTAGTGGTTGAGGATTGCCTTCAATTGGTTTCCAACAAAATGCGTGTAGTGGTAATTTATCATATAACGCACCATAATCATTCAAATAGGCCTCAATACGAAATGCTTGGCCTCGTAACGATTTAATACTTACCCACCAACAAGGCTCTAGTTCACCATGACCTTTTTCAAAGTCATAGAGAAACTCTTTACGAACAAAACATTTAACTGGTGGTAAGTTTGCTATAATATGTGCCATATAATTTTCTTTTCTATTCTAAAATCACCAAAGGTACTTGTATTTTTTTTAACGAATTTGCATATACAAAAAATGGAAAAAATCTTTCACCTAAAAATCCAGGGTATCTCCATGGCAATGGTTCAGAAGTTGTTTGTTTAGTTGGATAATTATCACCACCAGAATTTTGCCAAATATACTCTAAAATTCTAAACAGTTCATCAGCATATTTAATAAAAATATCTCGGCGCATGATATAACAAGTTTCATAATTAATAATATTATTGTGAGTGAACCAAGCTAAATGCTGACGGTAATTAGGAAACAAATCATCTATTGCTTTTTTAAACAAATTCCAATACAGGCTTGGTTGAGATTGTAAATATTGTGCCTCAACTGAAAAAGGTAATGCAACTGAATGATTAGTTAAAACTTCAGCTGTTTGTAAGTATTCTAATGCAACCTCTTGTTGTTCTTG